CGCACATGGCCGCGGGCGCGACCTTCCTCGCCATGACGCCGCCGCGCCCGCTGCGGGTGTTTTATTTGCAGGCCGAAGTCCAGTACCACTACCTGCGCGAGCGCGTGAAGGACGTGCGCCTGCCATCACACCGGCTTTTGGATGCTCGCGCCAACTTCGTCGCCACACCGCAGTTGCGGCTGGTGCTCGATGACGCGGGACTGGCGCAGGTGATCCCGGCGATCGCGCAGGCTTTCGGCGGCGAGCCTCCCGACATCATCGCCATCGATCCGATCCGCAACGTGTTCGATGGCGGCGACGCCGGTGGCGAGAACGACAACGGCGCCATGCTGTTCTTCCTGTCCCAGCGGGTGGAGCGCATTCGCCAGGCAGTGAATCCGGACGCCGGCGTCATCCTCGCCCACCACACCAAGAAGCTCGGCAAGAAGCAGTTCGAGGAGGACCCGTTCCAGGCACTGGCCGGCGCGGGAAGTCTGCGCGGCTACTACTCGACCGGGATGTTGTTGTTCAGGCCCGACGAGACCAGAACGACCCGCCAGCTGATCTTTGAGCTGCGCAACGGCGCAGGTATCCCGCAAAGGCATGTCGACAAGATCAACGGCGAGTGGCGCGAGGTCGATGCCAACGAGCGGCTGGTGATGAAGGACTACGGCGAGCGCTTGGATGCCGAGCGCCGCCGCAAGCGCGACGCCATCCTGCAGATCCTGTTCGACGAGGCGGCCCAGGGGCGCTGCTACACCGCCAACCAGTTTGCAGAAAGCTTCGAGGGCAAGGCGGGGCTGGGCGGCGAGCGCACCATCCGCGAGCGCCTCTCCGCGCTCTCGACGCAGGGCTACATCAAATATTTCCGCAACGCTGCGGACTACGGTCTGCCGTCAAGCGGCCGCACCAAGTTCGGCTATCTCTGCGTCGAAGGCATGGTGCTGCGCATGCCAGCGGGCGAAGTCGACACGGCCACCGGCGAGTTGCCGATGCGCGAGTACACGGTGCTCCCGACCCACTACAAGTGCCCGCATTCCGGCGCCTCGATGCCTGTCGAGAACCCCGAGGTGTGGGTCTACCACGACGAACTGAACGACCCGGAGGCCTCATGAACATTGCCCAATCGGCAGTTGGCAGCGCCGTTGCCAACTGCACCCATTTCCTTGCCAACTTCCCGCAGTTGGCAAACCCCTGCCAACTGAAAGTCCAGGTAAATCAGGGTAATGCGGGAAATGACCCGCAGTTGGCAGTTGGTAACGCTGCCAACTTGCCAACTGGCGCAAACCCGCGTGGTTGCTGGAATTTCTCCCGTTCTCCAGTTGGCGAAAACTCCCCCTCCTACTACGTAGGAGAGGGACCAGAGGGTCCCTCCACCCTACGTAGAGGGCTTGCCGGCCACCCGGGCTCAGATCATCGGCGGCCATCCATGCCCTCGATCCTGGCACTGGATCTCGGCACCCAGACAGGCTGGGCGCTGCGCGACCGCGATGGCGCAGTGACCAGCGGATCGGAATCCTTCAAGCCGCAACGCTTCGAGGGTGGCGGCATGCGCTACCTGCGATTCAAACGCTGGCTCACCGAGATCAAGCAGTCCTGCGACGGCATCGACGCCGTGTACTTCGAGGAGGTGCGCCGCCACGCCGGGGTCGATGCAGCTCACGCCTACGGCGGGTTCATGGCCCACCTCACCGCATGGTGCGAGCACCACCAGATCCCGTACCAAGGCGTTCCGGTAGGCACGATCAAGAAGCACGCCACCGGCAAGGGCAACGCGAACAAGGATCAGATGATCAGCGCCGCCCGGTTGCGTGGCCACGCACCGGCTGACGACAACGAAGCCGATGCCATTGCACTCCTGCACTGGGCCGTCGAGACACAGGAGGTGTGAGATGAAGGTTCCGACTCCCGCCTACCGCTGTGCCCTGGCTCGACTGCACCCCGATCCGCGCCCCGATCCGGAGCAGATCAAGCGTGAGGGCTGGCGCGACCAGCAGATCCTCGTGATCTCGCCCGACGACGCGCGACTCGACTGGGTCGAACGCGAACTGCTGCGCCGGATCGGCGATCGGCTGTACGGGGCGAAGGAGCGTCGACATGGCTGAGTGGACGATCGAGACCGTGGCCGACCGGTTCATCGAGGCCGCACGAACCGCCCACCGCCTTCCTCCGGTCCGCGTGCAGGGGTACTTCAACTGCTGGCCGGCGATCAAACGCATGCCATGGGAAAACCTCGGCGCTGAGCCGCCGGTCTACCGCTTTCCTCCCGACCCTGCGGCCATCGACCGGATGCTGGAGACCATGCGGTGGGTCCAGTGGCTGGAAGAGGAACAGCGACACCTGGTCTGGATGCGGGCGCAGCGGTACCCGTGGAAAGAAGTCTGTTGCCGCTTCGCCTGTGACCGGACCACTGCCTGGCGTCGTTGGCAGGCGGCACTGGCGATCGTGGTCGAGCAGCTGCAAGCCGCGAGGAGACATGCCGCGGTCGCCAATTCGCGCGGACGTTGCGTGTAGTTGAGAACCGTTGCAAAGCCACTCGGAATCTTGCGGAACGCTGCGGGTTTTGACGCCTTTTCGGCGTGCAACATCTGGAGGTTTTTTCGCTAGTATTACGGCTAATCTCGCGAGCGAAGTACGTCTGAAGGCCACAGCACAGTCTGTGGCCTTCGTCGTTTCCGGCTCGCGATGGCCACGACCTGCTGCCACGGGTCCTTCCTGGCCACCAAGCAATGCGGGGGGCGCGAGCGCGGCGCTTTTTTAGCGTCAGACTGCAAACCTAGGTTTGCAGGGTTTGCAGTTTGCACCCGCCCATCCAGCACGTATCACGAGCCCGCCCACGGTTTCCCGTCGGCGGGTTTCCTTTTTTCGAGGAACTGATTCTGAACACGCTCAACGTCGAGTACCGCAAGGTCGAGGCGCTGATCCCCTATGCCCGCAATCCGCGCACGCACACCGACGAGCAGGTGGCCAAGATCGCCGCCAGCATCGTGGAGTACGGCTGGACGAATCCGGTCCTGGTGGATGGTGACAACGGCATCATCGCCGGTCACGGCCGCATGGCCGCCGCGCGCAAGCTGGGACTCGATGAAGTCCCGGTGATCGAACTTGCTCATCTGTCACCGTCACAGAAACGCGCCTACGTCATCTCCGACAATCGGCTGGCGCTCGATGCGGGCTGGAACGAGGAACTGCTGGCGCTGGAATTGGCCGAGCTGTCCGACGCTGGGTACGACCTTGCACTGACCGGCTTCGATGAGACTGAGATCGAGGCATTGCTCGCCGACGACGGCGTCACCGGTGATGCCGACCAGGACGATGACGCCAATGCACCGGACGCGGCCGACGACGTGCCGGAAGCACCCATGGTGCCAGTGTCCCGCACCGGCGATGTCTGGGCCATCGGGCCGCACCGCATGATCTGTGGCGACGCCACCGATCCGACCGTGGTCGCCGCTCTGATGCAGGGTGACTTGGCACGGCTGTGCTTCACCTCGCCGCCCTACGGCAATCAGCGCGACTACACCTCCGACGGCATCGCCGACTGGGATGGCCTGATGCGCGGCGTGTTCGCCAAGGTGCCAATGGCGGACGACGGACAGGTGCTGGTCAACCTCGGGCTGATCCACCGTGACAACGAAGTCATCCCGTACTGGGACGCGTGGCTCGGCTGGATGCGTACACAAGGCTGGCGGCGCTTCGCGTGGTACGTCTGGGATCAGGGGCCGGGGATGCCGGGCGACTGGGCGGGCCGCTTCGCGCCGAGCTTCGAGTTCGTTTTCCACTTCAACCGCCAGAGCCGCAAGCCGAACAAGATCGTGCCCTGCAAGCACGCCGGCCAGGAATCACATCTGCGTGCCGATGGCTCATCCACGGCAATGCGCGGCAAAGATGGCGAGGTCGGCGGCTGGACGCACAAGGGCCAACCGACACAGGACACCCGGATTCCTGACTCGGTGATCCGGGTGATGCGCCACAAGGGCAAGATCGGGCAGGACATCGATCACCCAGCCGTATTCCCGGTGGCGCTGCCAGAGTTCGTGATCGAGGCCTACACCGAGGCCGGTGACATCGTGTTCGAACCCTTCGGCGGCAGCGGGACCACGATGCTGGCTGCACAGCGCACCGGTCGTGTGTGTCGCAGCGTCGAGATCGCGCCGGAGTATGTGGACGTCGCCATCAAGCGCTTCCAGCAGAACCACCCCGGTGTGCCCGTCACGCTGTTGGCCACTGTCCAGTCCTTCGACGAGGTGGTCAACGAACGTCTGGCCACCATGGGGGCCGCGCAATGACCGCCTCCTGGTTTGCCGACAAGATCGAGCAATGGCCGACAGCCAAGCTGCTGCCCTATGCCCGCAACGCACGCACCCATTCAGACGATCAGGTGGCGCAGATCGCTGCGTCGATTGCCGAATTCGGCTTCACCAACCCGATCCTGGCAGGCAGCGATGGCGTCATCGTCGCCGGGCACGGGCGGCTGGCCGCTGCACAGAAACTCGGATTGGAAGTGGTGCCGGTGGTCGTGCTCGATCACCTGACGCCGACCCAGCGCCGAGCACTGGTCATCGCGGACAACCGCATCGCTGAAAACGCCGGGTGGGACGACGCGATGCTGCGCATCGAGATCGCTGCCCTGCAGGACGACAACTTTGACCTGTCGCTCACCGGCTTCGATGCCGACGCGTTGGCCGAGTTGATGGCTGGCGACGAGCCAGATGCTGAGGGCGAAACCGACGACGATGCTGTGCCCGAGATCAGTGAGAGGCCAATTTCACGCCCGGGTGACGTTTGGCTACTCGGCGGTCACCGCCTGCTGTGCGGTGACTCCACCGTGGCCGAAAGCTACGACCGGGTTCTCAACGGCGATCCGGTGGACATGGTCTTCACCGACCCACCGTACAACGTGAACTACGCCAACAGCGCCAAGGACAAGATGCGCGGCAAGGATCGCGCGATCCTGAACGACAACCTCGGTGACGGCTTTTACGACTTCCTGCTGGCGGCTTTGACGCCAACCATTGCGCACTGCCGGGGCGGGATCTACGTGGCGATGTCCTCCAGTGAACTCGACGTGCTGCAGGCCGCATTCCGTGCTGCCGGTGGCAAGTGGTCGACGTTCATCATCTGGGCCAAGAACACCTTTACGCTGGGTCGTGCCGACTACCAGCGCCAATATGAGCCGATCCTCTACGGCTGGCCCGAAGGCGCGCAACGTCACTGGTGTGGCGACCGCGATCAGGGCGACGTCTGGCACATCAAGAAGCCGCAGAAGAACGACCTGCACCCGACCATGAAGCCGGTGGAGCTGGTTGAGCGCGCGATCCGCAATTCGAGCCGACCCGGCAACGTGGTGCTCGACCCCTTTGGCGGTTCCGGCACGACGCTGATCGCCGCCGAGAAGTCAGGGCGGTTGGCGCGGCTGATCGAACTCGATCCGAAGTACGTGGATGTAATCGTGCGCCGCTGGCAGGACTGGACAGGCAAGCAGGCCACCCGAGAGTCGGATGGCGTGTTGTTCGATCAGGCGACCAGCGATTCCTCGACGATCTCGCAGTGAATCACGAAGCCCGTCAGGTAAGGCAGGCCGCGCGGGATGCCGAACTGCTTGCTGGTCTGGCGGCCAATCGTCCAGCCCATCCAGCGTTGGGTGGCGGCGTTGATCGCGTCCGCCAGGCCCTTGCCCTCGTAAAGCCCGTTCTCGACGTCGTCGGCAAAGTGGCGCCCGTGGCGGCTGTCAAGGAAGACTCGAACCGATTCGAGGGGTTGGCTGGTGGCGTCCGAGATGGCAGCCATCGCCAGGGGCCATCCGACGCTGGCATGCTCGTTCATCGTGCCCCAGAAGCCCCATTCTTCGTTCTGGGTGGCAGGGATTTGGTTGGTGGCGTTCATCGTTGGCTCCTTGGGGTGATCGTTGCGACACCCGTAGTAACGCGCTGTTCGATTGAGAAGCCAAGCGTGTCTTGGCCTCTTTCTCGATCTTTCTGATCAGGCAATCCGATAGATCCGCTCACCACCCGGGGCCTTGTCCGAGACGATGGCCAGGCCGAGCTTCTTCTTGAAGGCTCCGGCAAAGGTGCCGCGCACCGTGTGCGCCTGCCAGCCGGTGGCCATGCAGATCTGGGCAATCGTGGCGCCCTCGGGGCGTTGCAGCATCCGGATGACTTCCGCCTGCTTGCTGTTCTCGCGGGTGCGCGGCTTGGCCTGCTCAGTGGTCGCGTCCTTGGCCCACTCGGCCTCGGCTGCAGACACGGCGGCCTCGATCTCGGGATCGGTATCCAGGGGCGCCAGTACGGGTCGAGCGCGACCCATCGCATCGTAGCCCTCGGCAGCGACAAACCAGTCGGTGCCGTCGGTGGTGATTAGGGCGCGGTTGAACAGGCCATCGAGCACCTTCTTGCGTGCGCCGCCTTTGATGTTGTCGGGGAACCAGTCGATCTTGCCGCCGGTATGTTCGAGGGCGTAGGCCAGGATCGCGTGCTGGGCCGGGGTCAGTTGGGTGGTGTTCATGTGCAGCTCCTCTGGAGTGGTTGATGGCGTGACCTGATGAACGCGCTGTTCGGGAGTGAAGCCAAGCGTCTTCTGCTTCTTTCTCAGTCCTGTTTGGCGGCTTGCTGGCCCGCCTCATAGGCGGCGATCAGGGCGCTCTTGACGCCCCAGACGCTGACCTCGTGGAAGTCCAGGCGATCGCTGTTGCGGGTCTCCAGGGTGTCGATGAACAGGTGGTCCAGCGCGATTTGCTGCAGCAGGTTTTCCAGGGCTTTGTCGGTTTGCTTGGTCATGTGCGTCTCCTGACGGCGTCGTTGATGGTGATGCCATGAACGCGCTGTTCCAGATGGAAGCCAAGCTCAATCCAGAGGAATGACGATCAAATGATTGAAGGAGCCGCCGGTTCTCACCATGGGCATTTCGATACGCGCATACGCCCGGCACCGCGGCGTGACCGACACCGCTGTTCACAAGGCGATTCGAGCCGGGCGCATCACGCCGGAACCTGACGGAACCATCGATGCCGACCGGGCGGATCGCGAGTGGGCGCGCAACTCGGATGTGCCCAAGGCAGGCACTCGTGCCAAGGCGGCCAAAGTGGTCGTGCCGGAGACCGGAACACCGTCGAGCGACGGGCCTGCTGCCTTGCCTACTGGTGGCACTTCGTTGCTGCAGGCACGCACGGTCAACGAAGTGGTCAAGGCGCAAACCAACAAGGTGCGACTGGCCCGCCTAAAAGGAGAGCTGGTCGATCGGCCACAGGCCATTGCGCATGTGTTCAAGCTGGCGCGCTCCGAGCGCGATGCGTGGCTTAACTGGCCCGCGCGCATTTCGGCGCAGATGGCTGCCAGGCTCGATGTCGATCCGCACGCCATGCACGTGGCACTGGAGGCCGCAGTGCGCGAGCACCTGCAAGAGCTGGGCGAACTGCGCCCTCGAGTGGACTGATGCTAGACGTGGACTACGAAGGCGCGGCGGAAATCGAGCGCGCTTGGCGCGAAGGACTGACGCCGGACCCATTGCTGACCGTGTCCGAATGGTCGGATCGGCACCGGATGCTTTCCAGCAAGGCGTCCGCCGAGCCGGGACGCTGGCGCACCAGTCGCACGCCGTACCTGAAGGCGATCATGGACTGCCTGTCTCCGACCTCGCCGGTCGAGCGCGTGGTGTTCATGAAGGCCGCTCAGCTTGGCGCGACCGAGATGGGCTCGAACTGGATCGGCTACGTGATCCACCACGCGCCAGGTCCAATGATGGCGGTCTGGCCGACAGTGGAGATGGCCAAGCGCAACTCCAAGCAGCGGATCGACCCCCTGATCGAGGAGTCGGGTGTTCTGGCCGAGTTGATTGCCCCGGCCAGGAGCCGGGACTCCGGCAACACCATTCTCGCGAAGGAGTTCCGGGGTGGCGTCCTGGTCATGACCGGTGCCAACAGCGCGGTCGGACTGAGGTCGATGCCTGTCCGATACCTGTTCCTCGATGAGGTGGATGGCTATCCTCTGGACGTCGAGGGCGAAGGCGATGCGATTTCACTGGCCGAGGCACGCACGCGCACCTTTGCCCGGCGCAAGATCTTCATCGTCTCGACGCCGACGATCTCTGGGGCGAGCGCCATCGAACGCGAATATGAGTCATCCGATCAGCGCCGCTACTTTGTGCCATGCCCGCATTGCTCGCATCGCCAGTGGCTGCGCTTCGAACAATTGCGATGGGAGAAAGGCCAGCCGGAGAGCGCCGCCTATGTCTGCGAGTCCTGCGACGCACCGATTTCGGAGCATCACAAGACCTGGATGTTGGAACACGGCGAGTGGCGCGCACTGGCCCCAGAGAACGGAGCCAAGACCGCAGGCTTCCATTTGTCGTCGCTCTACAGCCCGGTGGGCTGGCGCAGTTGGCGCGAAATCGCCGTCGCGTGGGAACTGGCCGTGAGCAAGGAGTCAGGATCGGCGGCGGCCATCAAGACGTTCAAGAACACGGAACTGGGTGAGACCTGGGTCGAGGAAGGTGAAGCACCGGATTGGCAGCGTCTTGTCGAGCGACGCGAGGACTACCCGGTCGGATCGATCCCTCCCGGTGGGCTGCTCCTGGTGGGTGGCGCCGATGTACAGAAGGACCGCATCGAGGCTTCGATTTGGGCCTTCGGGCGCGGCAAGGAATCCTGGCTGGTCGAGCATCGCGTGTTGATGGGCGATACGGCCCGCGACGCGGTTTGGAAACAACTGGCGGATCTGCTCGCGGAGAACTGGACGCATGCATCCGGCGCGGCACTGCCGCTGGCACGGTTTGCCGTGGACACGGGGTTTGCCACCCAAGAGGCCTATTCCTTCGTGCGGGCCAGTCGGGACCCGCGTGTCATGGCGGTCAAAGGCGTCGCGCGCGGTGCAGCTCTGATCGGGACGCCCACCGCCGTGGATATCTCGAAGGGTGGCAAGAAGCTGCGTCGAGGCATCAAGGTGTTCTCGGTCGCGGTCGGCATTGCCAAGCTCGAGCTCTACAACAACCTGCGCAAATCGGCAGATGTGGCCGAAGACGGCATCACCGCGATCTATCCAGCCGGATTCATCCATCTGCCCCACGTAGATGCTGAGTTCATCCAGCAGCTCTGCGCAGAACAGCTCATCACCCGCCGCGACCGGAATGGCTTTCCCATCCGGGAGTGGCAAAAGATGCGAGAGCGCAACGAAGCACTGGACTGCTACGTCTATGCACGCGCCGCTGCTTCGGCGGCGGGACTGGATCGCTTCGACGAACGTCATTGGCGCGAGCTGGAGCGACAGCTGGGGATGGACGATCCACCCGACCCCACCACTACGACAACGACTGACGAGGCCACCCAACGCGGTGGCCTCGCTGCTTCTGGGCCAGGTCGCCGCGCACGCCAGTTGGTGCGCAGCCGTTGGCTCTCCTGAACGAAGAAGGACATCCCATGAGTTTGCAGACCCGTATCGAGAGCCTGGTGATTCGCATCGCACAGGAGTTCAACACGCTCAACAGCAAGACCGGCACGCTGGCGAGCCTGACAACCACCGACAAGTCGAGTCTGGTGGCGGCCATCAACGAGCTCCAGTCCGCCGTTCTCAGCGGTACCGGCATCGACGACGCCAACGTGGCGCTGACCACGACCTACTCATCGTCGAAGATCGTCACGCTGCTGGACACCCTCAAGGCCGAGATTCTTGGTGGTGCCGATGCTGCCTATGACACCTTGGTCGAGATCCAGCAGTTACTCCAGGACGGAACCAGCGGCCTCGATGCGCTGCTTGCCGCCGTCAACAACCGCGTGCGCTTCGATGCTGCGCAGACGCTGACAGTGATCGAGCAACAGCAGGCGCGCGAGAACATCGGAGCGATTGCACTCAGCGCTATCGGGGACGCCGACACTGACTTCGTGGCGGTGTTCGAAGGAGCACTGGTCTGATGTCGCTTTCCGACCGTATCGCATCCCTCGCCGCGCGCATTGGCATCGAAGTTAAAAACAAGATCGATGGCTCGCATCCGGGTCTCGCACGCGTGTGGGTGAGCTTCGGCTACGTCAATAGCCAGATGGTGATGCACAGCACTCGCAACGTGATGAGCGTGGAACGCCTGGCGACCGGTCGCTATCGCGTCCATTTCACCCAGCCGATGCCGGACACGAACTACGCCTGGATTGCGCTGGCCCGCAGTAGCACCGACAACGGCACGCAACGCATCGCCATCGCGCGTGCCACCGCCGACCAGAAAACCACCGAATACGTTGATGTCGCCTGCGCCACGATGGCGACGTCGTTTGCCGACTCCACCGAGATCAACCTGGTGGTGTATCGCTGATGGCCTACACGCAATCCCAACTCGATGCGCTCGAAGCCGCACTGGCCAAGGGCGAGCGCCGCGTTAGCTTCGGCGACAAGACCATCGAATACCGAACCGTCGAGGAGCTGGCTGCCGCCATTCGCGAGGTCAAGCGCGGTCTGTTCGATGACGCCGTCGCCACCGGTCTCTGGCCGGGAGCTCCGCGCCAGATCCGCGTCACGACCCGGAAGGCCACCTGATGAGCTGGTTCGGAAAACTTCGACGCGGCCTGTTCGGCGGTACGTCACCCACCTATGACGGTATCGGCGGCGGTCGACGTGCGATCGCCTGGCAAGTCGGCAACCCTGGTGCGGTCGCCGCTCTGGCCTTCACACAGAATGAACTCCGAGCCAAGAGCCGTGATCTGGTCCGGCGCAACGCATGGGCTGCCGCCGGTGTGGAGGCCTTCGTCGCCAACGCGATCGGCACCGGCATCAAGCCGCAGTCGATGCTTGCGGACAACGCGCTGCGCGAATCCATTCACGCCCTCTGGTGGGACTGGTGCAGCGATGCGGACGCGGCTGGCGTGACCGACTTCTACGGTCTGCAGGCACTTGCCTGCCGGGCCATGCTGGAAGGCGGAGAAGTCTTGGTGCGACTGCGCTATCGCCGACCCGAAGATGGTCTGGCAGTCGGCCTGCAACTTCAGGTGCTGGAACCCGAGCATCTGCCCACGACGATGAATCTTGAGCTTCCGTCCGGCAACGTGGTGCGGGCTGGCATCGAGTTCGATCGTCTCGGGCGTCGCGTCGCCTACCACCTGTATCGCTCGCATCCCGGCGACGGGACGCTGGCGCCGATGTCGGGCACCGGCGGCATGGATACCGTGCGCGTGCCAGCTTCCGAGATCATCCACCTGTTCCGTCCGCTTCGCCCTGGCCAGATCCGGGGCGAGCCCTGGTTGGCGCGGGCACTGGTCAAGCTCAATGAGCTGGATCAGTACGACGACGCCGAACTGGTTCGCAAGAAGACGGCAGCAATGTTCGCTGGCTTCATCACCCGCCTGGCGCCCGAGGACAACCTCATGGGCGAAGGGCTGGCGGATGCCAACGGCGTGTCCCTCGCCGGACTGGAACCCGGGACCATGCAGCTCCTGGAGCCTGGAGAGGACGTCAAGTTCAGCCAGCCGGCAGACGTCGGGGCCAGCTACGCCGAGTTCCTGCGCATGCAGTTCCGGGCGGTAGCGGCCGCAATGGGCATCACCTACGAGATGCTGACCGGGGATCTCACGCAGGTGAATTACTCCTCGATCCGGGCCGGCCTGCTGGAGTTTCGCCGCCGCTGTGAAGCCATCCAGCATGGCGTGATCGTTCATCAGCTCTGCCGACCGATCTGGCGGGCATGGATGGAACAAGCCGCGCTCGAAGGCGCACTCGATCTGCCCGGCTTCAGCGATCACAAACGGGACTACCTCGCCGTGAAGTGGATTCCGCAGGGCTGGCAGTGGGTCGACCCGAAGAAGGAGTTCGACGCGATGCTCACTGCGATTCGCGCCGGACTGCTTTCACGCTCCGAAGCCATTTCGGCCTTCGGCTACGACGCCGAAGACATCGACCGCGAGATCGCGGCCGACAACCAACGAGCCGACGAGCTCGGCTTGGTTTTCGATTCCGACCCGCGCCACGACAAAGCGCCCATCGCAACGGCCACCCCGTCTGCAGCGCAAGAACCCCAGGACAACTGATATGCAGCTTGTACACCTGGCGTCCCGTCTCTACGGGACGCCGCTCCTCATTGCGCGCTCGAAACTGGATGTGATCCTGTCCGTACTCGGCCCGCGCATCGGACTGCCGGACATCGATGCCGCCGTCCCGCTTCCCGCCCCAAAGGCCAGCGCCTCGGCTGGGCAGCTCGGTATCGCGATCATCCCAGTACACGGCACCCTGGTGCGACGGGCAATGGGGCTGGAGGCGGCTTCCGGCCTGACCTCCTATGGCGAGATCGCTGCACGGCTCGACGCGGCACTCGCGGACCCACAGGTCAACGGCATCCTGCTCGACCTCGACTCCCCCGGCGGCGAGGCCGGTGGCGTGTTCGAGCTGGCCGAACGGATTCGCGCCGTCAACGACATCAAGCCGGTCTGGGCGCATGCCAACGACTCAGCGTACTCGGCGGCTTACGCCATCGCGGCCGCTGCATCGCGCCTGACCCTGTCCCAAACCGCTGGGGTTGGCTCCATCGGTGTCATTGCCCTGCACGTCGACCAGTCCGTCAAGGATGCCAAGGACGGGGTTGCCTACACGGCGATCTACGCCGGTCACCACAAGAACGACTTCTCTCCCCATGCACCGCTGTCGCCACAAGCGGCCACCACCCTGCAGTCGGAGGTTGATCGGCTGTACGGGATCTTCGTCGACCAAGTCGCGCGGATGCGCGGTCTGGACAGCGATGCCGTGCAGGCGACGGAAGCAGGCTTGATCTTCGGGGATGCGGCGGTCGCCACAGGACTGGCCGACGCCGTGATGAGTTTCGACCAGGTCTTGGTCGAGTTCTCCAACGCGCTGGATGCCCAACGCCGACTGGCGACACCCAGTGCCAATACCGCGAAGCGCCGCCCACAAGCCCGCGCCTCGCCCGTGGCACTGAACGCCAACCATCAGATTCCCAGCCATCAACACTCTCATTTGGAGCAGACCATGACCGATCAAGAACAGCAGTCCCCTCTGGACGACCCCGATACGGAGATCACGCCAGACCCGGCAGATACACCAGCGCAAGAGCCCGCAGCACCGCCCTTGGCCGCATTGATCACCGGTGCGACCACCAACGGCCGTATCGAGGCACAAGCCATTGCCGAGGTCTGCCTGATCGCCGGTACACCGCAGCGCACGGCGGAGTTCCTTGCCTCCGGGATGACCGAGGCTCAGGTCCGCCGCGCACTGCTCGAGGCTCGCGCCGAACAACCTGAGATTGCCTCGCGCATCACCGCCGATGCGGGAACCACCATGCGACCGGAGAGCAGCCCGGTCGTTGCCGCCGTCAAAAAACTCGCCACGAAGGAGTAAGCCATGCCTGCCATTTCGGAAACCAACAACCTCGGTGATCTCCTCAAGTACGAGGCGCCGAATCTTTATTCACGCTACCTGACCACGGTCGCTGCCGGCCAGAACCTGGTGCTCGGCACCATCGTCGGCCGCGACAGCACGACCGGCAAGCTGAAAGCACTCGACCCGGCTGCCACCGACGGCACAGAGAACGCAGTTGGCGTGCTCGCCGCCGATGTGGACGCGACCCTGATCGACCGCGAGGACGCGCTGCTGATCACCCGCCACGCCATCGTCGCCAGCCATGCCTTGGTGTGGCCGGTCGCCATCACCCCCACCGAGAAGACCACCGCGATCGCTCAGCTCGAAGCGCGTGGTGTCCTCGTCCGAATCGCTGCCTGATCTAGGAGACACACCATGCAGAACCCCTTTACCAATCCCGCGTTCTCGATGGCAGCGCTCACGGCGGCCATCAACATTCTTCCCAACCGCTACGGCCGCATCGAGGACCTGGGCCTGATGCCGGCCAAGCCGGTGCGCCAGCGGCAGGTCATCGTCGAGGAGATGAACGGCGTGTTGAACCTGCTACCCACGCTGCCGCCGGGCGCGCCGGGCACGGTCGGTGTACGAGGAAAGCGAACCCTGCGCTCGTTCGTGATCCCGCACATCCCGCACGACGATGTCGTCCTGCCCGAGGAAGTTCAGGGCATCCGCGCCTTTGGCTCGGAGACCGAAACGGAAGCCGTCGCAGGCGTCATCGCACGCCACCTGGAGACCATGCGCAACAAGCATGCGATCACGCTGGAACACCTGCGCATGGGTGCGCTCAAGGGTGTCATTCTCGATGCCGACGGCTCTGTGCTGTACGACCTGTTCGACGAGTTCGACATCACGCCGCAGACCATCGCTTTTGACCTCGGCAACGCCGGCACCAATGTGAAGTCGAAATGCCTCGCGACCCTGGCCGCGATCGAGGACAACCTCAAGGGCGAGTTCATGAGCGGCGTGCACTGCCTGTGCTCGCCCGAGTTCTTCACCGCGCTGACCGGTCATGCCAAGGTCGAGAAGGCCTTCGAAAACTGGCAGCAGGGCGCGATCCTGATCAACGACGTGCGCCGTGGCTTCACCTACGCCGGCATCACCTTCGAGGAGTATCGCGGACAGGCGACCGATCCGTCTGGCACCACCCGTCGCTTCATCGCGGCTGGCGAGGCGCATGCCTTCCCTCTGGGCACGGTGGATACCTTTGGCACTTACTTCGCGCCGGCCGACTTCAACGAGACGGTCAACACCATCGGGCAGACGCTCTATGCCAAGCAGGAGCCGCGCAAGTTCGATCGGGGTACCGATCTGCATACCCAGTCCAACCCGCTACCCATGTGCCACCGTCCCGGTGTGCTCGTGAAGCTGACGGTGTGATGCTGCGCATCGAGGATTTCTACGACGCCGCTGCACGATCTGGCTTGCTGGTGGATGCGGAAGTCGATGGTCAAACCGTCGCTGTCGACTTCCGCTCGCCAGACGAAACCGTACTCGATGGGCTCGCCCTGTCCACCGACTACACCATGCATTTTCCAGCCTCGGCGTTGCCGAGCCTGGCAGCAGGCGACACCGTCGCCATCGGTGGCAGCGATTACCGCGTCCGCGATATCCGCAGCATCGGCGACGGCAGCGAAAAGCGCGCTTCACTTTCTCGACTCTGAGGACTCCCGTTCATGAACTCCATCCGCGAGCGCATCTTGCGGGAGGTCGTCGCACGTCTGATTTCTGCGGTGGCGCCTGTCCCGGTTCTACGGTTTCCGACCGTGCCGGTGACGCGAGAGGCCAGCCCCGCACTGCTGGTATTTGCCGAAGGCGACAGCATCACGGCGCATGCCAACAACCTCGTCGACCGATTGCTGATGGTCCGTTTGGTAGCCGTGGCCCGTGGGGACGATGCCTTCGACCAAGCCGATCTGGCGGTGGTCGCTGCCCACACAGCGCTGATGAGCGACACCAATCTCGGTGGCCTTGCTTTGGCCGTCCGCGAAGTCGATTGCGAGTGGGACCCGGAGGACGCTGACGCCGGAGCCGTGGCGTTGCCATCCCGCTACGAGATCCGCTACCGCACCCACGCAATTGATCTGACCCGAACTGGATAACCCAACGATGAACATCGAACTACTGAAACCCCATACCCATGCCGGCACCAGCTTGGCGTCTGGTGATGTGCTGGACATCGACGAAGCCACGGGACGTTGGCTGATCGGCGCTGGCGTCGCCAAAGCCGCTGATGGACTCCAAGAGTCGACCGGCAAATCGCAACCCATCACACGCAAGGGAGACTGACCATGCCTTACTTTTCTGGACAGGGGCGCGTTTACATCGGCGCCCGCGACATCACCGGCAAGCCCCAGGGCTTGAACTACGTGGGCAATGTGCCCGAGCTCAAGGTCTCTCTCTCGGTGGAGACCCTGGAGCACCAGGAGTCCACCAGTGGCCAGCGTCTGACCGACCTGCAGCTGATCAAGACCAAGAAGGGCGAGTTCGCCTGCACGCTGGAAGAGCTGATCGCGGTCAACCTGGGTTTGGCGTTGTACGGCACGACCACCGACCAGGTCAGCGGCACGGTCACCGCCGAAGCGCTGCCCAATCCCGTCACCCTGGGCAGCCTCTACCTGCTGGCCAAGCAGAATGTGTCGACGGTCGTAGTCAAGGATTCCACGGCCACGCCCAAGACACTGCCGGCAGCTCAGTACACCCTCAATGCCAAGCACGGTTCGCTGGCGATCAACGACAAGACTACCGGCGGGCCCTACGTCGAGCCATTCAAGGTCGACTACGCCTACGGCGCAGCACAGAGCACGGCGATGTTCACCCAGCCGCTGCCAGAGCGTTGGGTGCGCTTCGAGGGTCTGAACACGGCGGATGGCAACCGCGAAGTCGTGATCGATCTCTACCGCGTGGCGATCAATCCGGCCAAGGAGCTCTCGGTCATCACCGACGAGCTGCTCAAGTTCGAGCTGTCGGGCCAGGTACTGGCCGACACGCTGAAACCCGCGACCGGTGACCTGGGCCAGTTCGGCCGCATCGTGCTGCTGTGAGGTGAGTGATGAGCGACTTCGATGCATTTCCTCCCACCCCGCAATCCATGGAGATAGCGGGCGTCGAATTGGCGATCACACCGATCCGCGTCGGCGAAATCCCGGCGCTGCTCGCTGCGGTTCGACCCTTCGCTCACCGACTGGTCGACGGCGAGCCGGACTGGCTCGAGCTGCTGGCCGACCACGGCGAAGCGCTGATTACGGCAATCGCCGTGGCCTCGCGCCAGCCCCAGGACTGGGTCGCGGCATTGGAGGTGGACGATGCCATACGTCTGGCCACCACCTTGTTCGAGGTGAATGCGGATTTTTTCGTGCAGCGGGTGGTGCCGACGATCCAGCACGCCGCCGCCCGGATCAACGCGCAAATGAGCGGTCCCTTGGCTGGGCTCACGCCATCCACCGTTTGATCCACGCCGGACACCGACTGCCGGATGTCCTGGACTACACGCTGGCACAGCTGACTGCGTTCCTCGATGCGGAAACACAACGGGATCGCGAGCACGCGAGCCTGCTTCTGGGCCTGACCGCTGTGGCCTGCCAGGGCGACAAGCGATCCATCGAACGATTGCAGCGGGAGTTGGACCGTGCGGATTGATCTGACGACTGCCGGGCTGTTCGATGCCCGGCAATTCAATGCCTGGTCCACCGAGCGTCGCGATGCCATTCGCGCGGCGCTGAAGCGCGGCATGCAATCGGGTGGGCGCGAAGTACGCGACGCAGCGCGCACACAGATGCGCGGCGCCTTCAACGTCAAGCGCAACAGCTTCGTCTCCTCGATGCAGGCCAAGGTGCTGGACAAGAAGACCGATCGTCTGCCGGCCTTGCTGATCGGCAGCAAGATCCCTTGGCTCGGGCTGCATGAAAAAGGCGGAACGGTCTCCGGCAATCTGCTGATCCCTCTGCTTCCGGGCCGAATCGGACCAAAACGGTTCAAGGCCGTCATCGATGGTCTGCTGCGATCAGGCAATGCCTTTTTCGTCGAGAAGAACGGCAAGGTCATCTTGATGGCCGAGAACATCCGTGAAAACGCGTCCCAACTCAACCGCTTCAAGCGGGCCGAGCGTGGGCGCACCGGAGCCAAACAGATCAAACGCGGCCAGGAGATCCCGATCGCCGTGCTGGTCAAGTCCGTTTCCCTCAAGCGGCGACTGGACCTGACCGGTGCCGTGCAGCGCTCCCTGCCGCGTTTGGCAAGCGCAATCCAAAAAGAACTGACGAAATCCTGATGGCCAACAACCGCGCCCAACTCCTGATCACAGCCGTCGACCAGACCCGTGGCGCCTTCGATTCGATCAAGCGCAATCTGGGCGATTTGGGCAACGCCGCGCGATCCATCAATGGATTGCTCGGCACGCTGGGTCTGGCCGTATCGGCAGCCGGTCTCGGCGCAATGGTCAAGGCCTCGCTCGACTCGGCGGACTCCCTGTCCAAGCTGTCGCAGCGGGTCGGGATCACCGTCGAGTCGCTGTCCACCCTGATCCCGGTCGCGGATCTCGCCGGCGTCTCGGGAGAGAAGTTCGAAGGTGGTTTGCGCAAGCTCGCCACCCGCATGCTGGATGCCGCGACCGGATCGGACGAGGCTGCGCGTAGTTTCGCTGCGATTGGCGTCACCATCCAAAACCAGGATGGGACGCTGCGCGCGACGGATCAGGTTCTGCTCGATCTGACCGACCGCTTCAAGGCGATGCCCGACGGTGCCGAAAAGACGGCGCTTGCGGTGGATCTATTCGGCAAGTCGGGCGCCGACCTCATTCCCTTCCTCAATCAGGGGCGGGATGGCGTCGAAGCGTTGACTGCCGAACTGCAGGCGCTGGGCGTGCAGATTGGCGGCGACACCGCCGTGCAGGCCGAGGTGTTCAACGACTCGCTCGCCAAGGTGCGGCTGGCGATCTCCAGCATCGGTAACCGGGTCATCGAAGCCTTCCTGCCGGCCATGAACGAGATGGCCAATGGGATGGTGGAGTCGGCCAAACAGGGCGGTTCGCTGCGCGCCATCCTGGACGGCGTGGTCCTGGTCCTGAAAACCCTGGCGCTGGGTGCCGTCACCGTCGGCAAGGCCTTCGTGGCGCTGGGCGAAGCCATTGGGGCCGGCATGGCGGCCGCCGTCGAGGCGCTGTCGGGCAACGTGTCCGGCGCGAAAGCCATTATCACGGAAATCAAGGGCAGCCTGGTTCAGCGCCTGGACGAACTCGCCGATTTCCGCGACAGCCTGTTCGACCCGAAGCCGATCGAAGTGCGTGCGCCGGCGATCGTTGCCGATCCCACTTTGATCGATCGTCTGCGCACTCCAGGAAGGGCCTCCGGAGACAACGGGGCTACCCGGTTGGCGTTGGCCAAGGCACTGGCCGATGCCGAACTGAAGCTGCTCAAAGATGCGCTGGATCGGCAATCACGCGACCTCGACGAGGCGCTCGATGGGCGCTTGATCTCGTTGGCGGACTACTACGCCGCCAAGAGCGCCTTGGAAACCCGCGAGATCGATGCCGAGATCGCCCGCACGCGATCCTTGCTGGTGGAGCAACAGCGTATCGCCACATCGGGATCTGATGAGGGCGCGCGACTCAAAGCCAAAGCCGAGGTAGCGAAGATCGAGGCCGATCTCATCGTGCTCAACAACAAACGAGCGGATGTCGAAGTCGCGAACGCGCGCAAGGCCGCCGATGCCGAGCGCGAATTGGCCGATGCGCTGACCCAGGCCCGAGAGGAACTGGCGCAGATCACCGGGCAATCCAGTGCCGCCGACCGTCGAGCCGCGATCGAGCGCGGTTACCGAGATTTGAGGGCCCGACTGTTGGCCGAGAGCGATGCCGACGGCGTTTCACTGATCGATCGGCTGATCGACGTGAAAGCGGCGCAAGCCAACCTGGCGGCGCTGGAAGTCGAGTGGCGGCTGGTGACCGAGCGACTGCGCAATGCGCAAGAAGCCATTCAGACGCAGCAGCAGGCGGGGTTGCTGACCGAGGCCCAGGCCCGTCAGCAGATCGTCACCCTGCAGCAGCAATCGGCCACCGAAATGGAGCGGCTGCTGCCGACCATGCAGCAGGCGGCGCAAGCCATCGGCCCCGATGCGGTCGTTCGGGTACAGGCATGGCGCAACGAACTGGAACGCACCAAGCTGGTCGTCGATGAAATGGCTCCACTGTGGAACCGCATCGGCGAGAGCTTTGGCGGTGCCCTCAACGGAATGATCACCGGTGCGCAAACCTGGCGCAGCGCTATCGCCACTATCTTCCAGCAAGTGGCCGACGCCTTCTTGCAGCAGATCGTCATTCAGCCTTTCCAGCAGTGGATCGCCATGCAGGCACGGATGCTGGCGCTCAAGCTGGGCTTCGTGCAGCAGGAACAGGCCGTGGATGCAGCGGCCAGCGCCACGACCGTTGCGCAGAAATCGGCGGAAACCACTGCCGTGGTCTCGATGGACGCCGCCAAGGCGGGCGCCGGTGCGGCGGCTTCGCAAGCATCCATCCCCTATGTGGGGCCGGCGCTTGCGATAGCGGCGATGGTTGCCATGGTCGCGGCGGTGATGGGGCTGCTCGGGAATACGAAGAAGTTCGCCTCGGGTGGCTTGGTGACTGGCCCTGGCACTTCGACCTCGGATTCGATCCCGGCGCGTCTCTCCGCCGGTGAATTCGTCATGAATGCCGCTGCGGTGAAACGGGTCGGCGTGGATTTCCTGCACTCCATCAACGGCCTGTCGTCCGGGCCGCGTGTTTCCGGCCACACCCTGGCCTTTGCCGCCGGTGGTCTGGTGCCGGAAGCAACGCCCCAGCAGGCACAAGGACAAGCGGTGCGTATCGTCAACGTCATCGACCCGGCGATGGCCGCCGATTACCTGAACTCGTCCTCGGGCGAAAAAACCATTCTCAACATCCTGCAGCGCAACGCGGGCGCGGTGCGGCAGGTGCTGGGCTGACAGAAACCCGATCCAGCAAGGACCACACACATGACTGCCTACGTCGGCTTCGTCGACAACACGATGATGCTCGCCCACCAGCAGATGCTCGAAACGATTCGCGACGTCTGCCTGGCCGAGGGCTGGACCATCCTCCGTTACGACACCGCCATCACGAACCGCGAACTGCTGATGATGGCACCCGGCCTGTCCGGTACCGAGCAGATCTTCTGTGGGGTCTACTGCTACCAGGACAGCAACGCGGACTACTACAACCTGGCGGTGGCAACCATGAAAGGCTATGTCGCGGCCAACTCGTTCCTGACCCAGCCGGGCATCTCGCCGGTACTTGGTGTGCCCGCGCACAACCAGCGCATCGACTACTGGCTCTCCGTCAACGGACAGCGGCTGAATGTGGCGATGAAGGTCGGCACCCCGGTCTACGAATCGTTCGGCATGGGCAAGTTCTTCCCCTATGCGTCACCGGGCCAATACCCCCAGCCGCTATTCGCGGCCGGCATGCTGACCAGCGCATCGGCCACGCGCTACTCCGAGACGACCCACACCATGCCGTGGAAAGGCAATCGCAACAACCTGCGCATGCATTTCAACGACGGCACCTGGAAGGCGCCGCTCGCCACGCCCTGGGGCCAATCGACGATGGCCAATGCCTGCCGACCGGCGGAAACCACTTACGCACTCTATCCGGTGATGCTCTACGACTCCGGAAACATCTACGGCGCTCTGGACGGGATCTACCACATCACCGGCTTCGACAACGTCGTCGAGAACACCCTCGTCATCGACGGCAAGAACTACGTCGTCATCCAGGACGTCGGCCGCACGTCGTTTGGCGACTACATCGCGCTGGAGCTCTCCTGATGCCTTACGTCACCGGACTGGCTAACAGCGCCAACGATCTGCTCAATGCCGTGGTCACTGCCGGAACCGACAACGGTTGGTCCTGGGACGCCGGCAACAGCATGCTCTACAAGGGCGATATCTACGGTCGCCTGACGGTCAGCGGCTTGAACCTCCTGGTGCAGGCCGCCCTTGGCTACTCCGGCGCCACCCTGAGCACGCCGGCTGCTAAACTGGTCGGCATCACCAACCGGCTGGGGCAAGCGGGCAACACGCTGCTGAGCTACCCGGTGACCTACCACATCTTCGTGCACACGGCCCCGGACGACATCATCGTGGCCGTCAACTACCAGGTGATGTGGTGGCAATGGTTGGCGATCGGCCAGGCCCGCGGCTTTGGCGTGCTCGGCAACGCCGTGTGGCATTGGGGCACTGCGACCTCCGACATCAGCACCAGCGCCGGTGTGGCGATCGACTCGAATGGCAGCACAGGCAGCGGTGGCGGCAACACCTCGGGCGCACCGTTCTGGCAATCCAACGACACCACTGGTGTCCAGAACAGCTCGATCTACCTGAACTTCAACGGACACGGCTGGTGGAACAACCCCGTGGGCGTCTCCACGGCGAATCCAAATAATGCCCGCGCCACCATCTCGGTTCCCACGCTGCTGCTGACCCAGCCGAACAACTGGAACGGAGAGGCCGTGCTGACGCGCATCCACATCATGGCGGCGCAGCCCTCCAGCTTCTGGTCGCACGTCGCCGAGCTTCCGCATTTGCGGATGACCCGCAACGACAACATCGATGACGGCCAGATCCTGACGCTCGGCTCGGAGCGCTGGTTCATTGCGCCGGTGTATCGAAAAAACACCGCGAGCCGAGCCGCGTCGCCTTACAACGGCGCGACCCACTCGGGAACGATCGCGATGGCCGTCCGCTACGACGGCCCCTGATCCTCCACCTTCACCTCAACCGAGAGCTTTGACATGCCCGTCCTGACAGGCATGGTGCTCGATCGCGCCCAGGCAGGCTCATTGAACCCACTCCTGAGCGCTGACGGGTATCAGGTTGCCGCGATCTATCCGTACACCGCCAGCGATACGCCACGAGCTGAGAGAGGCGCACGGAGCTACACCGCCGACATCTCGGTGCCTGCGCAGCGGGCGCTGACCGGCATGCGGGTGCCGAGCTACTTCGAGGACTACTACTTCCGCGTGCACCTGCTGCCCGGGCGCATCAACCTCGGCAGCCTGGCATCGGAGCAGAGCCGCACGATCGAGGTCTGGAATGCGAGGCTGACACCGAACAACCTGGCCTCGATCACCGCCACCGGTGCGGAAGGCATGACGCTGACCGGTCCAGCGCCGGCGCCGACCGTGTTTGCCGCCAATGAATCGCGGCTCTATACGCTCGCGGTCACGCCGAATGGGCCGCCTACTGTGAACGCGACGTTCGTTTTCGCGTTTGCCCTCGACAGTTCCACCTTGCAGGCGACCGGGCGTCGCATCGTCGGTTGGATCTTTGCGCCGAACTGGGTACAGCCAGTTGTCGAACGGCTGGAATGGCTCACCGATGTGATGGAGTCTCATGCTGGTTTTGAGCAGCGCGTGCGCTTACGTGCTGGGGCCAGGCGCAGCTTCGAGTACAGCGCTCTGGTCGGCTCGGACACCGAGCGCGTGAAGATGGAGAACCTGCTGCTGTCCTGGCAGGCACGGGTGTTTGGCTTGCCGCTTTGGACTGATGTCGCGCTTGCAGCAAACCCCATTCCTGCCGGCGCGACGTCCATTGCCGTGACGACTGCGCTTCGAGACTTTGCCGTCGGCGGCTTGGTGGGACTGGTTCTGGCAACGGAATCCGAGTTCGCCGAGATCACGGCGGTCCTGCCCACGTCGCTGACCATCAAGAGCCCGCTGGATTCGACCTGGCCGGTTGGCACCAAGATCCTGCCTGTCCAGCCTGCACGGGTGCAGAACGAACTCGGCCTGACCTACTTGAGCGATGCCATCGGCCGGGCCACGGTCCGCTTCCAGCTCGAGGACGAGTGGTTGCTGCCCGCTGCCACCGAGACATTGGATTACCGTGGCTACCCCGTCCTGCTCACCGCGACCAACTGGACCGAGGACGTCGATACCGACTACGCCCGCAAGCTCAACGAGCTGGATTTTCTGACGGGCCGACGCGCCATCGATGACCTGTCAGGGATTGGCACCGTGCGCCGGACGCATCGCTGGCTGATCAGCGGACGCGCCGCGATCGCGTCGTTCCGGTCCTGGCTGGCCGCTCGCGCCGGCCGACTGACGCCGTTCTGGATGCCCAGCTTCCAGTCCGACCTGAAGGTAGTTAGCCCCATCGGCGCCTTCGACTCGGCCATCACCGTGGAGAACCGCGCCTACGCCGCCAACGTGCCGGCCGCCGTTGGGCGGCGCGACATCCTGATTGCCACCACGTCCGGCAGCCGCTACTACCGGCGCATCACGGGCGCCACAGCTCTTACACCCAGCACTGAAAGCATCGCCATCGACAGCGTGGTGGGCGCGGCACTGCTGCCCGAGCAGATCCGCCATGTGTCGTTCATGAAGCTGGTGCGCCTGGACAGCGATGCCATCGAACTCGCTCACCACACTGACGATATGGCGGAGGTGTCCATCTCCGTCAGAAGCATTCGGGATGACACATGACCTACGCCAGCCGAGAAGCATCTACGGACGCCAGCAGTCCAGTGGAGTTGTACGAGTTTCGCCGAGGCGGTGAAACCTGGCGTTACACCAGCGCCGCGCAGGATGCGACGTATGCGACCTACAGCTACAGCGCAGTGCCGATCAGTCGCGGCAGCATCGAACAAACCACGGAGATCGGCAAGGCGGGACTGCGCATCACCTTTGCGCGCGATGTCGAGGTTGCCCAGGGATTCATCTCGACACCGCCGTCCGAAGTCACCTTGCTCACGCTGTACCGGCAACATCGCGGTGATGGCGAAACCGTCGCGGTGTGGATGGGGCGCGTGCTCAACGCGGAATGGCGTGAATCGGTCGTCGAGCTCAACTGCGAACCGGTTTACACCAGCCTGCAGCGCATCGGCCTGCGGCGGCTGTATCAACGCAACTGCCCGCATGTGCTCTACGGAACGGCGTGCGGGGCGAGCGCCGTCGTGTTTCGGGTCGCTGGGACGGTCACCTCGATTGCCGGCACCTTGCTGAGTGTTCCGGCCGCTGCAGGGTACGCCGTCGGGCACTTTGCGGGCGGCTACGCGACCTGGGCAGCCAACGGCATCACCGAAAAACGCATGATCGTCGGCCACAACGCCGATGCCATCACCTTGTCGGCCGTGCCACCGGGACTCGCCATTGGCGATGCCATCTATCTGTACCCCGGCTGTGATCGAACTTTGAACACCTGCCACGCGAAGTTCGGCAACAGCGCCAACTTCGGCGGATTCCCGTTCATTCCGACCAAGAATCCCTTCGGTGGCAGCCCGATTTACTGAGACCAATTAGCCGAGGGATTCCCATGTGGGCAGCCATCGCCGTTCTGATCGTCAGCGTACTGATTCAGTACGCGTTGCAACCTAAGACACCACAGCCCCAGGCCGCAGAACTCAAAGACTTCGATGCGCCGACCGCCGATGAAGGCCGTCCCGTGCCGGTCGTGTTCGGCACCGTGCTGGTGAAGAGCGCCAACGTGGTGTGGTACGGCGATCTGCGTACCACGCCGATCAAATCCAAAGGTGGAAAGAAATGACCGACATTCTGGTGACCCATGGCGACATGCGTCGCCTGGGCTATTGCAATCGTGGCGCGCGGGAGTGGTTCGCGCGCCACCAGCTCGACTGGAGCCTGTTCATCGACCAGGGGCTGCCAGCGCCCATGTTGCTGGCAACCGGGGACAGCATGGCCGAGGACGTAGTCGCCGCCGCCCGAGAACGCATCGCCTCCGAGGTGAACGATGGGCGGTAGCAGCAAATCGCAGACGGTCGGTTACCGCTACTACCTGGGGATGCACCTCGCCATCTGCCACGGGCCGGTCGATGCCATCACCGAGATCCAGGTCGGCGAGCGCCAGGCCTGGAGCGGCAATCTCACGGCCAGTGGACGGATCACGGTGAACATGCCGGAGCTGTTCGGTGGCGAGAAGCGCGAAGGCGGTGTCTCCGGCGCCATCGATGCCGCGTTTGGCCAGGCGGCACAGATACCGAATGATTACCTCGTCTCGAAGATCGGCTCGCCACAGCCTGCCTATCGCGGGATTTTGAGCTTGATTCTGCGGCAGGTGTACATCGCCGCGAACAACCCCTACATGAAGCCCTGGGCGGTGCGCGTGAAGCGCTGCTTCCGCGACTGGTACTCCGCAAAGTCAGAGATCAGCGGCGCCGCCAACCCCGCGCACATCGTCTACGAGTGCCTGACAAACGCCGCTTGGGGAATGGGTTATCCGACGGCCAGCATCGATGACGCTTCGTTTCGTGCGACGGCTGATGTGCTCTACACCGAAGGGTTCGGCCTGAACATGATCTGGCTGCAGCAGAGCAAGATCGAGCAGTTCATCAAGGAGATCATGGATCACATCGGCGGCGTGCTCACGACCTCGCCGTCGACCGGGCGCTTCGTCCTGAAGCTGGTGCGCGCGGACTACACCGTCTCGACGCTCCCCGTTCTGAACCCGGACAACATCATCGAGCTGGAAAGCTTTCAGCGGGCTGCGTGGGGTGAGACGACCAACGAGATCGTGCTCATCTACACCAAGCCAGACACCTTCAAAGAGACCAGCATCGCGGTCCAGGATCTGGCCAACATCCAGGCGCAGGGTGCCGTGGTATCGCAGACACGGCGCTACCCCGGCATTACCTCGGACAACCTTGCTGCCCGGGTCGCCATGCGCGATCTGGCCGTCGTCTCCACGCCGCTTGCCAAGGTCCGCTTGAAGGTGAACCGCGCAGCCTGGAATCTCTATCCAGGTGATGTGTTCAAGCTGGAGTGGCCGGCGCTCGGGATCGCCGGTCTGGTGATGCGGATTGCAGGCGTCGATGGCGGCTCACTCACCAACGGCGCCATCAGCATCGACGCGGTCGAGGATGTGTTCGGACTGCCCTCGGCGGCCTACACCGCCTCACAGCCCACGGGATGGACCGATCCGGTTCCCGCGCCGACGGCGACCACACCCCGACGTCTGGTCGAAGCCCCGTACTGGGACGTTGCCCGCGCACTGTCCGCAGCGGAGCTGGCCTACCTCGATCCCACCGACTGCTTCCTGCAGACCCTGGGCGGGCGCCCAGTACCGGGCGCCATGAACTACGACCTGTACAGCAAGACGAGTTCGGCATCGACCTACAACCAGCGCGGCCAGGGCGAGTTCTGCCCCACGGCGGTGTTGGCTTCCAGCCTCGCGCAAGAGGTGACCAGCACGGCCACCTACAGTGGCGAGCTCGACATCGATCTGGTCGCCACCGGGACCTATGCCTACATCAACGACGAAGTCGTCCTGGTCACCGCGATCAACACGACCACTCAAAGCCTGACGCTGACCCGTGGCGTGATGGATACCGTGCCGGTCAGCCACGCGATAGGCAGCCGGATCTGGTTTGCCGATGGCGCGCAAGGCATTGACCCGACCGAATACGCCGCTGGGGAAACGGTCAATGCTCGTCTGCTCACCGTGACCGGAAAAGGCACGCTGGCGCTGGCATCGGCTCCCACCGATTCCCTCGCGATGAACCGCCGCCAGAATCGCCCGTATCCGCCCGGCAACGTCAAGATAAACAACGTGGCCTACCCGGCAGTCGCCAAGGGTGACCTGGTCATCTCCTGGGCGCACAGGGACCGGCTGAGCCAGACGGTGAGCCTGGTGTCCCAGACCAACGGCAACATCGGCCCGGAGGCTGGCGTGACCTACACGCTGCGCATCTACGGGGAAGCGGGCAGCCTGCGGCGTACCTACAGCGGTCTGACCGGCACCAGCCAGACCTACACCCTGGCCGACGACACCGCCGATTCCGGTCTTGGCCGACCCAATGCTGCGCTGCGAATCGAGCTCGAATCCAACCGCTCCGGCGTGATCAGCCAGCAGAAACACTCGATCGCCTTCGAGCGCGCCGGCTACGGACTTTCCTACGACAAATACTACGGAGGCATCTGATGCCCGCAATCACTGACCCGAACCTGGGACTCAACTACGGCTGGACGCTCGGCGAAAGCGGCTGGGGCGCCGGCATGGATGCCAACCTGAAGCGGCTGGGCGCCGTCGTCAGCCTGTCGGTCAAAGACCGCGATCTGGCCACACCACCTGCCAGCCCGGTTAACGGCGACCGTTACCTCATTCCCGCTGGCGCAACCGGCGTCTGGAGCGGCAAGACCGATCAGATCGCGGCGCGCATCGCGGGCGTCTGGGAATACCACATCCCTAAAGTCGGTTGGCTCTGCTTCGTCGAGGACGAGGCAGTGCTCTCGGCCTACAAGGCCACCGGCTGGAGTCCCGGCATCGCCATCTGATCGCTTTCCCCGGAACCCCGAAAACCCGCCCGAGTGGCGGGTTTTGCATTTCTGGAGCCTGCCTTATGACTGACCCACAACAACCCGCACTGGTCGACAACATGCTCCTCCTGCGCAAGGAGGACTTCGAAGACCTTCTGGATCGCGCCGCCGAACGCGGCGCCAAACGTGCCCTGGCCGATGTTGGCCTGGACGGTGACGACGCCGCCCACGACATCCGCGAACTGCGCGGACTCCTCGATGCCTTCAACACCGCCAAGCACACCGCGTGGCAGACCGTCATCAAGATGGTCACCACCGGATTCCTGCTGGCTTTGGTAGCAGGCGCGCTCATCAAGCTCAAGGTGTTCGGAGGTGCCCAATGATCGAGACACTGCTTGGTGGTCTGCTCGGCGGTGCTTTCCGCCTCGCCCCCGAACTCCTCAAGTGGCTCGACCGGAAGGGCGAACGCGGCCACGAACTGGCGATGCAATACAAGGCGCTCGAGTTCGAGAAGCTGCGCGGCGCTCAACGCATGGACGAAATCGGTACCGGTGCCGATGCGGCATGGAACGTGGGGGCAATCGAAACGCTGCGTGAAGCCGTTCGCACCCAGGGTGAGAAAACCGGCGTCCACTGGGCCGATGCTCTGAGTTCCAGCGTCCGCCCAGTCATCACCTACTGGTTCATGGCGCTGTACTGCGCCGCCAAGACGGCCGCCTTCGTGGCTGCCATCGAAGGCGGCGCCGACTGGGGCGTCGCCATCGTCCATGCTTGGACCGAAGCCGACCAAGCCCTGTGGGCCGGGGTGCTGAACTTCTGGTTCCTCGGGCGCGTGTTCGACCGGGTGCGACCGTGATCGAGGTACCGCAGACGGCCATCGAACTGGCCAAGCGCTTCGAGGGATTCGAGCGCAGGGTGAAGCGTGGCATCGAGATCACCGCCGTCCCCTACATCTGCCCCGCAGGCTTTTGGACGATTGGGTACGGCCATCTCTGCGACTCCAAGCACCCGCCGATCACGGAGGCAGAAGCCGAGGTTTATCTGGCGCGCGACCTCCAATCGGCTCTTGCCGCCACGCTGCGCTACTGCCCGGTGCTGGCCACTGAATCCGAAGGACGGCTCGCAGCAATCGTGGATTTCACATTCAACCTTGGTGCTGGGCGATTGCAGACATCGACGCTGCGTCGGCGAATCAACCAGCGCAACTGGTCGGGCGCGGCCAAGGAACTGCGGCGCTGGGTGTATGGCGGAGCGAATGTACTGCCGGGACTGGTGGTGAGGCGCGAAGCTGAAGTTCGTCTAATAGTGTCTTGCTGAGCATCGAACCATCGGCGCTTTGGGAGACCCATATCGCGCAGCTTTATAAGTCGTCAAGGTTTCGGGCTATTGCCGTCGCATCGCTAGCTCGGCATGGTGATACGGAGCACCGGCAAAAAAGCGACGCACTTACGGCTATCAGGGGTTCGAGACCGTGAACCAGCGATGCTTGCCCGCGCCATCAATTTCTTAGCAACAGCACATCCCCTGTCCATGCCGTTCGGATCTCGGCTTCGTTACGTTCTCGATTCGCGAATTGGAGCCCTGTAGCCTTGATCGAGCGGGCCAGGATTGAAAGCGCCGCTTCATACCGTTGGTCTCCGACAGGAATTGTGAGTAGTGCGAAATGCCCGGGCTTTTCGAATGAGGCGCTACCGACCCAAAGCTGATTGCCATCGGGGGCCAATACCACGCCGCTCTTCCAAAGACGAAGGATGAGTCCCCGCGGGCCCTCGTGGCTCGCAGGCAATGGGAACATCATCCGCAGCGCCTCGTGCTTCCCATCGTGGACCTGGGGAAGGAGGGGCAATTCCTCCAGCGTTGTGTCTGGCGCCAACCAGCGCAAAGCTGTGCGGGCATCCAAGGAAACAGGTTCACGCCAACCCTGTGCCTCAAGCGTCCGTTGCAAATCGCTCAGCGCTCCTGCCCATTGCACGTTGAGGGGTTGTTCGAACTCCCCTTCGAGGTCCTGACGATAAACCGGCAAGCGACGCCAGTCCGTCTGCCACCACGTCGCCGTGTCGATGCCTTGGGTCATCTGGCGTGGCGCATAGCGCTGCAAGTCGGCGGAGTACTGCATGATTACATGCCATCCGCCCGCCAGCGCAAGCGCGAGCAGAACCACACCAGGAAGGCCCCGTGAAGGCGGGGCCGACACGGGATGTCGGTAGTATGCGATTGCGAGCAAGCAGACCCACGCGAGCCCGAGACTTAGGCCACCAATCACGTCCGACAGCCAGTGCGCGCCCAGATAGAGCCGGGAAGCGGCAATGACGCTGATGAGCAACGTTGCCACGGCATACACCATCCAGCGGCGTGGTCG